AGCACCGTCAGAACCGAAATCACCCGCAGGCGTTCCTGCAGTGTATGACAACCATTGTAGATAGTAATCATCGGACGATGCTGCACCACCTGTGACTTGAACAGTCATCATGTGTGCTGCCTTAGTCGGCAGTTTTGCAACGTCCCGTATGACATCTTGTACAGACTGAATGAATGCGTTGTTATTTGTATCCGTGACCTTACAGACAAAATCATCGTCTGCGTCGTTCTCGATCATGATGTGATCTTCTGTTCGTGTGATCGTGAAGTCTGCAGCGATTGTTGCATCGCCGTTTAGAGCTGTTTCCAGTTCTGTCAGGATGTAATCCGTCTTGATCTGTTCACTCTCAGCAGCGACATCACCGTCAGGGGTTTCAAACTCTACTGTAATGTTGTTCACATCCCACTGCAGATTGATGGAGAACGTCTTTGCGTAAGCTGCACCGAGCATATACACAATAGCAGCACCCTCGTGATTAGTGGGTGCGCCCGGTGTTTTGGCAACGGTGGTTCCTGTATTGGTGACTAGAATTGTGTCGTCTACTGTGCGAAGAACCATGTCATCTTTTACGATGTAAGCCATAGCGTTTGAGATGTCATTTACTGTGACCTCTACACCGTCATCGTCATATACAGCGATGTCTCCTGTGGACATGAAGCAGTGAATGTCACCGCCACGACCGTCAGGGATGCTTACGCGCTGTACATCTGTGATTGTACCCAAATCGGCAATGAAAGTAGATGCAGGTCTACGCGACAGGCCATGCACTTCATCGGCAGTCATATTTTCCTGTAGTGTGCATTGTCCCCGGTTACGCGCACGCGCTGGTTGTTGCGATACGCCCTGTACAAGAGAGCCTAGTGCTCCGTCAACTTTACTCGACATTAAACAAACCTCCGCCTGCACCTATACGAAATATTCGAGTGCGTTTAGCCTGTGGGCTGTTAAGCGCATTCAGGTCTAGTTGTGATATTTCTTTGCTCATCATCTCTGCACGCGCTAAGAATGTGTCGTTGGCCAGCTCCCGTAGGAGTGTAGCGTCGCCCTCTTCAATGGCTGCGTGCCGCTGAGTTGCAAGAGCTGTGATAAATTGGATTGCTGGATACGGCAATAGATCGTAATCTAGAAGGCCGACAACATCGACTTCAATGTAGCCCGAAGGTAGATTTACACCCTCAGTGAAAGTATATGTGTGGTTGACTGGGTCGTACAAACGAGGACCACGACGTATGATGTCGCTCTTTCCATCTGTTGGATCGAGGGCCAATGCGTTTGAGGGTGTGATAATTTCGTCAGAGGCGTTCGGGTACAACTTCAAAGCGTACTCTCGATTGAACCACCAACCACGTGTTTGAATTTCTTTGTTAACTCGTGCTAGACGCGGCTGCGCTTTCCGTATTGCTGGATGGCGCGCATCTACTGAGGTTACAGCAGCGATACCTGTGACGGCGATCATAGCGTTAATAATGTCTAGTTCTACTGACATAGGTGTCTCCCTGTATAAAGCGAAAAGACCGATCCGCCACATTTGGGCAGACCGGTCAGGTTATTTAGATGTGCTTACGCATCATCAGCGTGTTGGAATACTGCACCGCACAAGTCTGGGCGATTAACAGTAACACCGTACGCAAGGTAGCTGTCGATGAACCACTGCAACTCTGTATCAGAGTAGTAGACTTTAGAAGTCAGTGGGATAGTTTCACCAGCAAGTAGTGAGCGTGGGTGCATAAGAACAGCAACAGCGTTAGCTTCTGTAGCTGACACGTTGTAGTTCGTACCCAATAGGTGCTGTTCGTTAACTTCTTGAGCGATACGCTGAGTTTCGATCAAGCGGATACCGGCAACACGTTCGATCACATGACCGAGACGATCTGCACCAGCGCCGGAGTAGTCTTTAGATACGACGCCGTCAGTTGCGATCAGGCGTGCATAAACGTCGCTGTCCACAAACCATACCATGTCCATGATAGGTGCTTCGGCTTTCTTCATGTCACGAGAGATGCCTTCCATACCATCATAAATGGCTTGGCCGTCCAATACGTCACCAGAGGCGAGTGTTACGTTCTTACCAGCACCAAAGGCACCATTAAGAGACGCACCGCCGTCACCGGTAGGCGCAGAGGCAAGAGAACCCTTCATTGCTTGGATCAAGAAGCTTTCATCGAACATCTTGGCGATCTCGGTGCCGTGATCTTCGCCCAGCTCTTGACGTACATCAAAGTTTGCTTGGAAGTTGTTCAATAGCGCTTGGTTGTCGCGTGCGAGAACGATTGTATCAATTGTCAAAGATACCCGACCGAAGTTGGTAGGGTCTGCATCAGGACGCACACCAGCTGTTACAGCTTTCAATGTGGTCTTACCGACGCGGTTGTTCACGATTGTGTCTGTACCAGTCACATTGCGAATGTTCACGTAGGCACGCATAACACTGTCAACTTTGAACTGGCTTTCCACTGCACCGCCGTACTCGTCAATCAACTCGTCGAGATTGGATAGGTGCGTGCTGTCTGTAGGTAATGTCATTTTGGATGACCTTTATTCTTGGAGTTTCAAATAACGTTATTTGGGAAACGGGCATTGCCGTCTTCTCTAGTATAGAGGCCGGATTGCTCCGGCACTCCGTGAATTAGCGCGATTTAGCGCGTCGAGCACGTAGCTCTGTCATCAACGCTGTGTCGTTATCCCGGTTAGCTTGTTTCATTCCGGCGTAGTAGTCCGCTCGTGATAAAGGCTTGTGAACCTCGATTGGAGCAGCACCTGTACCACGCAGAACATCTGACTTGGATACGTCCAGTGTTGTGTTGTTTTTGTCGGAATTGAACACGTCTAGAAGTTCAGACATGACCATTTTCGCCATTGTTGGATTGTCATTTACTCGATCCTTGTAATCGTCGTAGGAGGCAGCAAATTCTGGATCAGCAGCTGCCTTTGCACGGCAGTATTTGATTACCGTATCAAAATTTTCTTTACCGCCAACTGTGTCGAAGCCTGCCTGTGTTATAGCGAGGTTCTTTTGTGATACATCACCGAATACTTTTTCAGCGCCTGCAAGTACGAGATCGGTTTTATCGCCGAGCTTCGCTTTCAGTGCAACCATGTCGATCTTAGACTTGTCACCCGTCAACAGATAACCTTCGAGAAGGCCCGATGCTTCTGCAGGAGTTACACCCGCTTCTTTCATCAGAGTGACTGTGCTGTTGAGCGTCAGGTTGTCCGACTGTGGCCAGCCGTCGTCTGTGATCATGTCGCTTGTATCAAGTACGAGCTGATCTTCTGCGGCCTTTGCTGCGGCTTCTGATGCCAGTTTTGCAGCTGCTGCGTCTGCCGCTGCTTTGTCCGGCTCTTCTTCTTTAGCCTTTGCAGCCTTATCAGCTTCCGCCTTGGCCTCTGCTTCTTTGGCGGCTGCTGTTGCCAAGCCCTGTTCTTCTAGGACTTTAGCAGCAGCAGCCTCGGCTTCCGCAACGCTGGGTGGAATGACGTCAGCGTTGGGTACTTGGTTTACAGGGACTGTGCCTGCGGGTAGGTCGGTCATGCGGTTTTATCCTTTGTTAGACGTTCTTGGCGATTTCCACAGCGGCTGCGCCCTGTGTCTTACCGTCTTGTTCAGCTTGCATACGTGCAGCTTCTTGTGCTTCACGCTTTTCCATTATGGCTGTCAGCTCTGCTGTGGAGTTGGTTAGCGTTTGATGATCAATACCGCGCTGTTTAGCTAGATAGCCTACTACCTCCGGCATCTTGAATACGATACGTACATCTTCTGGGATGGCCTGCGTCATAGACAAGTCTTGCATCAGAGCACGGAAGTTCTCAAGCTCACCGTCTCGTGAAAGGCTGTCCATACCTGTGATGATACGAGGATCAACAACGTCACCCAGTTCTACACCAACGTATGTCAACGCCAGACGAGCAGCTTTCTTCTGCCAGTCGATTGACCAGCGAGAGTACACGCCACCATGAGATAGCTCAAGTTCGTGTGCGACTGTTCGAATTTCTTCTGCTGTAACGCGTTCAGCTTGTCGTGTAGACGCGCCCATCATTAGGAACGCCTGTCCGATCTGCTGCTTCTGCTTCTCGATAATCGCATCAAGGAATTGGACTTCTGCAACTTTAGCAACTGCTACAGCTGAGATGTCTCCCTCTTTACCTGCCACATACGATCCAGTCTCACCAGAGTTCAACTGCGCAACATCAATAGTCGCACCGGGATGAACCAGAAACTTAATGTCTGCAGCGATTGCAGCGATGTTCAGCATTGCCTGTGTCAGATTGTCGATGATGTGAAAACCACCGGAATAGTCTTCTACAAGACCGCGCCCGTAATTCTCACCGTTGACAAGGTTCCACGTTAGATTGATAAACGGGTTGTCGTCCGCAGTGTAACGTTTGTTTTTACCGGTAGAAATGTCCACATTCTCCGCGCCTTGAGTAAGCTCATAACGCCCATCTTCCATCAGCTCCATGCGAGTATACAGACTGACGAAACTGTCAGACGTTAAATCATCGGAGTGCTTGGAGGATAGTTTTATGGCTTCTTGTGTTTCGGCATTGAACGTCGCGAGTGCTTTGCTCTCCTTCAAGATACACAACACCACGTTACCAGACAGGTCTCGTACAGTGACGTAATTTTTCATCGAATACACGTTGGCTTCTGCGTCTGGGAACAATGTAAGCAGGCAATCGCCCGTTACAATTAGCAATTTAGCTGCGAGTGTAGCAGCTGTACGGTATCCACGCTCTTCCAGATAGCGCATAGCCGTCTTCTCGTGCATGGACATATCCAGATCGAGTTGCTTCAATGCACCGTCAGCTTTTTGTTCTTGATTTACATCACCGCTGTTCTGCATCTCACGGACTTTTCGCATCTCGTCCGTGTCTTCGTTAGGGGTTAACCGCATGAACGGTCTGTTCGGGCTAAACATTGTCATGACGACTTTGTTAGCGAGGTGATTTACAGCTTGAGCGCCGATAGGATCGGACATGCCCACGATCTGTGCGGTATCGCTAGGCGTGTCTTCCTTGGGGAACAGGCTTGGTAGCGTGTAGTACGCATACTGCTTTGCACGTTCCCTCGGTGTACTTGATTTTCCATAATGGGTGTCAAACTGCTGTTTAATAGTCAGCTGTGGTTCCATTACAGGTTCAAGCCTCCTGTACCGCGACTAAGTCCACCGATGCCTGATCCACCCGTCTGAGAGCGGCCACCACGGCCAGATGTACGCGCTGTACTTGCAGCGGTGGGCCGAGCTGCCGACGCCTTGAGCGCGGCCTTCTGTTTCTTCAATGCGGTAGTTGTCTTTTTGTTACCGGCAGCGCCGAGCACAACATCTGCGCCGGTATCATCCACAGGATCAGGCGCTGGAGGTGCTGGAATTTCTGCTACTGGTGGTGATGGTGGTTTCGGTTGAAATAGTGCTCCCAAGACTGGAGCAATTAGTGATCCGAGTAGTTCCCAGCCCATATTAAATTTCCTTCTTCATAAGAATTGACGTTTGGGTGTATCCCAGTCGCCGGTAAAGTCGTGTGAGTGCTTTCTGTCTGTGGTCTACCGAGATACCTAAATGCACTGCATCCGCTCCGACCAGACGCGCATACGTCTCTACGAAGCCGACGAGATGTTTCAGATTAGTTAGGGATCGTGCACGTGGCTGTAGATAGACGGACACCTCGGAGACGAGCGTGTCATTTGTGCGTAGGCAATTGTGTGCCGTGAATGCTATGTATCCGTACACGTCGAAATGGTCCCTGAGCACCGCTACGGAGCCAAGCTCGATCAAGCGGGTTACTGTCTGAGCGACTACCGTATAGTTGCCGCGCAGATTGCATTCACGGGACAAGGCCATGAACATATCACATAGGTCTGCACGATCAGCAAGGGTTGCTGTGTCAACATAGGTCATTTTGATTGCTCCCGTAAAGCGGCCTCGCCTGCAGGTACAGTTGTTATTTCAGCTGTTCCAACGTAGGATTGGCTTTGTGGTAATTTGGTCAGTAACCATTCTACGACGCTGTACTGACCTTGCTCGAATAGAAGTTTATCGCGACTAAATCCCGGCTCTACTCTGGGAGGTCTGAACGCACGGCGCATCTCGTCAAAGAGCGACTGGCTGATTAAGTCTGTTGTTCTTGATCGCATATGTACACCTGTGGGTTTTGAATTTTGTAAAGTAGTCCATTGTGCTGCAACCATTGTTCAATGACTGGCGGGATAGCTGTGCCGATGGCAACCGCTTCACTCGCCAGCCGTATCAAATGGTCGTCGGGTAGGTCTAAGTATCCTGACATGTATCACCGCCTTTCTCTAGTATAGGGGCGGTATTACATCAATTATAGAAAAAGGGTGCCGATTTAACCCGTGTCACGTCGAGGTTTCCCATCGTTGGCGGTAGGGGTAAATCCAGACCATTCTCCGTCTCCTGCTGCTCATGAAAGTCTCCAAGAATGTCTTTATCTGCGTACATCCAAGAGAACTCTTCTCTAATCGCCTTGTGCAGCTCGTCCACATGATTAGCCTGCACACCGTAGCTGTCGTGTACCGGTGCGAAGTCGTACACGCCTTTGTCTGCCATGCTGTTTATTGTGAGCATGATATGTGCTGCGTCGTAGCTGTGTACAAAGTTCGGGCTGATGCCACTTCTCTGCTTACGGCTATCCAGACCCTTTGTAAAGCCTCCCATCGTTAAACGACACTCCCCAGACAACTGCGTTATGATACGACGTGTCTTGATCTTCGGTGTAGCTTGATACACAGGGAAACCTACCGGGCTGTACCACATGAGCGGTTTGTTCGCTTTGGCTGTGACGGTACCCACGGCCTGTAGCCAGTCCATAGCGAGGCGCGCAGACTGTACAACGTCTGTTATAGACGACCAAAGTATGGGCGTCAAATACATTGCTGCTGAGAACCGCTCACCTTCGGGGAACACAGTAGGCCATTCTTTGATTATGAACTCAGCGATGCTGTCTGTACACGATCTACGGGTACTGCCATACGGTAGCGTCATTACCGGCTTTTTGGAAAGTTTACGGGGGAGCTGTCCTTCCTTTGTAGTCTCTCTAATCCATAATGCGTGGCTAGGGTGGGTTGAAGGCGTATCCACGAGTTTATCGAAGGCGACCCTGCCAACAGCTGAGTATACGTCCGCAACTCGTCCTGTATCAACAACATTGGTTGCCTCTGCTCCACGCTCGTCACGCAGGATCGCAGCAAAGTGCTGCAGGCCATTACAAGTGCCATCAAGAGCGACTGGTAGTCTACTTTCAACAGTGTGGTACCCGTTATTGAAGCAATCTGCAAGTTCGAACACCGCAGCAAGAGTTTGATATGGTTTATCTGTGCCTGCCCACAAGTCCTTAAACTTGCCGAGCGGGTCTCGTCCGCACTCAATAATGTCTCTAGTTCGAGCATCAGCATACTCAGCGCGGATCGGGTAATCAACTTTGTCGATCCCGCATAGGTTAGCAAAATGTACTTTAAGTTGGAAAAATCCACGGGCTGTGAGGCGTGGGCCTGCCCTAAATTCCAGTACGCCTTTTCCCATATCGCTACCTTGAGGGGAGAATGCAGCGCAGGTGGCGTATAGACGTCCTCGAAAATCGGCTTGGTAAACGAAGTGGAACTTGTCGTATTTCTCATAATCTCTAGCTATCCTCATAATCCGAAGTACTTGGAAATTCTTAGATACGCGCTCACGCTCCGCTGTATGCAGCATGGCCGCTTCTTTTTTCCAGTCCATAAAAAGCTCTTGTTGCTTTTCAGTGAATGCTTCTTTGTTGATGTCAGCCACCGGGGAGGGTGGAATTTGAATAGGTTCATTTGCGCCCATACCAATACGAAGACCCTTGCGCCATACGTCTTTAAGTACAGAATACACGCGCTGATTTACACGCCACTCTGTAGACTGTAGACTGTTCATTGCCTTCTTAACTCTGGTCATATCCGAACGCTTGATCAGATCAACCTGTGCCTTGGCTCTGCACTTCACCATAGGAACACGGGCACGCATTGTTGGTGTGTAGTAGCCACCGTGATCGTAATCCGTCCACTGGTCCGGCTCAATGATCGTGGGGAGGCATTCAGGATAAAGTAGTGCCATGTGATCTTTATGCTTCTCGATCCACTCCACGGCCTGCTGTGTCAATACAATGCGTGCTACAGTCTTCCGCCCGTCGCGCTGCATGATCTTTTTAATAAGGTCGCTGGTTGCGAGTATACGATCAAGCAGTATCATACCTACCTGTACGCGTTCTTCATCCGACCACGAATTCCAGCGCACCTCTTTTTCATTGAGCTTAAAAGTCAGCACACGTTTACGGTGCCTGTATTGTGTGGTGTTCTTTCGTTTGAAGTCCGCGATTATTGTGTTGTAGTATTCTTCGTGCTGCTCTTGGAAGCGCGTGAATTTCAGCTCTTCTTCAATACAGCGCCCGATGTTCTTAGCCATGTGTACCATCGGCTTGTGGTTGAAGGTGTCTTGAAATACACCACGTAGGGCGATGTAGGCTGCTTTCTCTGCATCGCATGTTGCGAGAAGTTTACGATACTTCCCGACGCGCTGTATCCCCTTGCCCACCACATCGCAGTATTCCGTCAAATCCTGAGCCAAGGCAGGGATGATGTCTTTGATCAAAGCCTTGGCATAAGTTGTTTCCGCCTCGCGGCCACCCTCTAGAGCAGCCTTCTCAGATGTAGCGTATTTGTTTTGACCTCTGGAGATCATGTCGCGTTCTAATTCAATCTGCTGCTCTATGGACATACTAGCCTTTGTCTGCTGCGCGCTTTGCACGTGCTTTCGCATTGTTTCGGAGACGCTTCTCGTCAGCCGTTTTGAATGTTGGGTGGAACAGGTCATGCTGCGGTGTCTCGTGACGCATCCAGTACAGTACCAATTTCTTCACAAACCAGTAGAGACCGTTTCCGCGCATACCCCGTCTGACCAGATTGTGTATCTTGCCTTCAATACCGTTGCAGTTTCTGCAGAGTACGTCCCGGATGTGCCCCCTTGTGTGGCAGTGATCTAGACAAGCATCGGCGGGTTTCTTGAAAGTGATCCCACATATGGCGCATTTGCCACCCTGTTTATGAGTAAGGTCATCACGCACTCCTTTAAGCTGTGTCGTCTTTAGTCGCCGCATACACTGGAACCTCCCTGTTTGCATAATAGCTACTCAACCATGCATCCATATCAATCGGCTGCAACGCTACAACGCAATGCTTGATAATTAGGAGTGCGTCACGTTTGTCCCGGATACCCAGTCCTCGGAGTATCCGTCGAACCCGCCTCTTACAAAAGCTCCCATGCAAGGTGTACGTTGTAACCGTATCATCCTGCATAGGTAGCTGAATTGTACAACCGAGTTCGTAGAACCTACTCACTTCCGATCTCTTTAAGGAAGTTATGCACACAGTGCTGGTTCTCAGGCTCCTTACGCATCCATAGTAGGTACGCATTGGACAGGAACGCTGCGTGCCACGTTACCGCGTCACCCGTTTCCCAGTGCTTGTAGTTGCCTTCACGATACAGATCAACGACGAGTTCCCGCGCTGCCTTTTCTGTATCAACATTTTCAAGTAGATCGAATGCAGCTTTCGGGCCACAGGGTTTGTGAGTGATCTTCTTTAGAGCAACCGCTTTGTCCTTGGCGGCAGTGTAGGCTTTTGTGGGTAGGTACTTGGCCACGTGGACTGGTGCAATACTCGGAAGTCCCCAGATGGTATCCGCCGCGTCTCCCATTAGCATCTGTGCCCAGAAGAACTTGGTACCGTAACCGACGATTTTCTTTTTGGCAACGTTCCACTCAATGAAGCCGTAAGTTGTGCCATCTGTAATGCCCTCCAACTCGCCGGTGTCCCAGTTTAAGTGATTACCGGGGACCATACGCAGGTCTTTGTCTTTGGACACGATAACGGATAGGTCCATCTCGCCACGGTTGATAGCGGCCCACTGCGCTGACGACATACCATCGTCTGCTTCGCAATGGAAGTGCAACTTGCCTTTAACCCGAGGAATATCTAGGTCGCCCATCCAGTCACGGATAACGTGCAGATACCGTGGTTTTTCTCGGCTGCGCGTTGATTGGTATTCTTTGATGACAGCTAGATTGTCACGGTTGCCCTTGTCTGATCCTTTAGGTGTCAGATGCAGTACAGCCGTTTCAGCGCCAGCGAGCTTACGGAGATCGTCAACGGCCTTCAATACGTGGTCATAGATGTCTTCGAGTTTCTTAGGCTCGTCTTCCTTCTCGTAGGACATCTGGTATGCCAGAAAGTCAGCATCAATGTGGGCAACCCGACCCTTAACAGGATCGGGAAAATCACGTAGCTGCTGCACTAGACTGGTGGTATCAATTCCGAATAGTTCTAGTGCCGCATCCATTACTGCAATCCCATCGCTGCTAGAGCATCGTCGCCAGTAACCGTGTCGTCCGGGTCTGCCGCAGCAGCCGCTTCTTTTTCAGGTGCGGGTGCATCCGGCTCGCCGTGATCTTCGGCCAGCTTATCTGTACCGCCAACGAGGTCTTGCAAAGGAGAACCTTCGAAGTTCGATGCTGTCATGCACAGTTCCTGTATCCAGTTTTTGGACTTGGTGACTTCCTTGCCATCGTAATCGATCGCAGTGTACTCACCTTCGATGAATATGCTATCCCAACATGCGGCATTAGGTTGTGCCCAAACTAGGAACTTGCAGTCGCTGACGGCTTCCCGTACGTTGATCTTCACAGTTTCCCCTGTAGGCACGCCATCTTCGTCGAGAATTGGGCGAACAGCCGGACCGACATCCCAGCCTGCAGTAGCAGAGCCGATGTTTTCATACGTGCGTTCCGGCTTGCCATCTTTCGCTTCAACCACATTGTGAGACACTTTGAGCATCCATGTGTAATTCAGCAACAGCCCAGCCATGTTCTTGACATCTGTACCATCTGTGAGGCGATCCAGTAGTTTACGGAAGCCAGACCTTTCGTTATTCGACACCTTGAGGCGCAGCTGAATACGATCAGCGAAAGTCTTTTCGCCATCTTCTGATGTGCGGACGTTGTTCTTACCCAAGAGTTCGAACTCAATGAGTGCCATCAATGCATCTGGCTTGTCTTTGCCCTGATAGGCGCGCTGCGGTTGATCACCGTATTCAATGTACGAGATCATACGTGCAGGATATGTACCAATCTTGATCGGCTCCCGTACGAAGCCACTACCATCGTCAACTGTCTGGTCAGCGAGTTCATCTTTATTGATTGTGTCGAGTAGATTTACTTGTGTCATATTCATTCCTTTTCATGACATAGTCCATATAGCCTATCTACATTATCATAGATCAGCTACCATTCTCATTCTTCGAACAGTATCTATCATTCCGATAGTTTTTAGACAGATACACCATTATTCGAAGTCGGCTATCCTCTAGTATAGGGGTCGGTTTACATTTCCATATGGTGCAGATCATTCATATTGAGACCTACTTCACCGTCTACAGGGAACGGTACAGGTATGTCAATACCGTATCTCTCCGAGTAGTATTCTGGAATACTTTCCATGATCGGTTTAACATCTGCGTAAACTCTTTTGTGTACAGCTTCTTGGCTGTCTATCCATATACAGTCATGCACTGTGTTGCATAGCAATGCACCCGGATCAAACATACCGTTACCGTAAAAGTCTTCTTCAATGAATTTCCTTATCAAGCGACCCAGCATCGCCTGTACAAATTCACCGCCTGTGCCCTGTGTAGGGTAATTCTTGATCTCTGGCGGGGAGAACGTATCAGCTATTCCACGCTTGGCCATAAATTCTGGGCTGTCCCATGAACGCCATGAATAGATGGTACCAGTAGGTGACTGCCAGTAACCCCGGCGATACATCTTGTAGCCGCCGTGATCGAATTGTACCTTGAATGGCTCGGCACTGTCGTTGACTGCCTTGGTAACACTGTCGTGGAATTCGGTTACTCCGGGGTACATCTTTTCCTCTGCTTCAATAAGCTCCATCACGTCTGTTTCAGACATGCCGGTAGCTTCTGCAATCGTCGATGCACCGGCACCGTATGCTCTTTGAAAGGAGAAGATTTTAGCCTTAGTCCTGATCGTCTTCCATTCTTTGTATTTCGGACTGTCTTCGTTCTTACACCAGTCCAGCGCTTCTTCGTATGTACAGCCTTTAGATGCTGCTACTCGTTTACAATGGAAGTCAACCTTCGCAATCAAATCCTCGATCAGTTGAACATCACCAGTAAGTACACCCGATACGACAACCTCAAGTTGGCTGTAGTCGAGTTCCAGCATCAATCCGCCATCGACTGCCCATCTGCTTATGAACATCTCCTTGACGCGGCTCTTGTCTCCACGCGGTAGATTTTGCAGGTTCGGGTCCGACGATGACAGACGTGTCGTCACGGTATTGACAGAATTCAGTTTGTGATGCAGTATGTGATCAGACGGCTGTACACATGTGAGCATTCCTTTACGGACGCCTTTGTCATCTGTACGAACAAAGTATGTGCCGACCTCTTTGTTGAGAGCAGCGTTCTTTGTCAGTGCGTCTAGAAACGGTACTGTGTCTGCATACTTCTCAAGAGCCTCAATTACCTCACCGCTTGTGCTGTATATCAAAACACCTCCGGCGTCCATCAGGCTACCTTCCCATCTGGGATCGCCCTTTACAAATCCGGGAAGTGTAAATCGGAAGTCTTCAAAGCGTATTTTGTATTCGCCCTGTACCTTGACGTTTCGGAATTTGGGCATACCTATCTTCTTGCCACTGACGAACTCGTCCTGTCCGTTATAACTCATACCCAATGTACCAAATACCGGATCACCCGAGCACTCTCTAGGATCGACTGGAACTTTACCGAACAGTGGCCACTTCTCAATCTCTTGTTTTCTAGCCCACGAACCGTCTTCGTCTTTGTACCGTACCTGTTCACGATACTTCAATGTACCGCCAAATAGCAATACAGACTTATGTGTGGGGCTTCCCCAGTTGAAGGTGAACAACTCAGGCATCTCTGGCAAATGGCTCTCCAGCAGCTCTTGAGCGGCTTTCTGATCTGCTTCCAGACCGCGCAGCAATTCAGCAGCTTTCTTGATGTCCACTTTGAGACCAAAGAATTCCATGAATGTTGTAGACAGTAAGCCATCCATACGATCTTGGATCATAAGGATTTGCTGCTGTTTCATGGCGATTTTGATTTGACCGAGGAATACCTTCTCAGTGTTACCGATGTCGCCACCGTCCCGTCCCTCTTCTGGGGTGCCCACTAGGTAGTCAATCAACAAGTCTTCTGGTATGTCCGGCGTATTGATACCGGCCTCCCACATTAGCTTGACTTCGTCGATCTTCGTGGTACCACCATATTTTGGTGCCAGATCGTTCAATGCACACATTTGTGCGTCTGGATGCTGGGCGCGGATCAGATACTCGGCGTACTGTGTACACCAGATACGTCCCCCACGCTTCAGAAATGCTTCCAGAGAGCGATTTGTGCGCCTTAGCTCCCATAGTAGGTCGAACTTGATGTTGTGTCCCACAAGGAGTGTTACATCGTCTTCAATGACGAGGGAGCTAGACTTGCTTGCCTCCTCGTTGAGATAGTTCCACGATGCGCACTTGTCGCCTTGGTTCTTCCAACCTTCCGCCACGACATAATTGTTCGGGTCGAAGCAGTTAGCTTTCCGTTTATGTGACTGATGTATCGTGGTTTCAAGATCGAAGATTTTGTACATTAGAGTAACGCCAGCAGATTTTGCTCATACACACGGGACTCTTCGACTGTAAAGTTAGTCTTTGCTGCAGCCACTACAGCCTCTCTCCAGTTAGGGATTACATCCCCCTCGCAGAGAATAACCGTAAGGTACGCTTCTTTTCCTTCGGAGCGCGTTCCCTGCAAGTACGGTGCAGCGTGTGAGAACTTGGCAACAATCCCTGCATCAATTACAGCCCGCTGCTCTGCGAAAATTTTCTGCAGGTGCGTGGAACTGGGGGTATTACATAGGTGTTTAGTTACGTCTAATCGTATATACTTTGTCATAGTCTACTATTCCTTGTGGCCTTGTGGAGGTAGGTTGTACTTACCCAGCATATCTAGGCTAACGTCGTCGTCTTTCAGAGCACGCTCAATTTCCATGTCGAGTAGGAAGAGGATATTCGTAGCTTCATGCGCCAAGTGGAGTAACCCACTCTCAGCATCACAGACCTCGCCTAAGTCTCGGCTGCGTTTATGCCGCCTACCCGCTGCATCGTACCGTGCAGGATCGACAGTCTTCCAACCAGCACGTGCGTACTTCTCGGCTCCGTAATCGAGTACCCGGTTTACCAGCAGAAGTGCTTTCGCCAAATCCTGCTCTACCAAGAGTGGGTCAGACTTCCCTGCGTCTGCTTTGTTGACTTGATCCCCGCGCTCGGTCGGTTTCTCTGAATGCTCTGTCTGGTCTAGCAAGTAGTTCATATGCCATGTATGCATATGCCCGTCAGGAGCTCTAAAACGGACGCTTGCGCCCGACACCTCCTTAACGGCGATCTTCTGGTCTGTTAGTAGAACAGGCCCATCCTCTCCCGTCCAGATTAACGTATCCCCTGCTCGTATTGTTCGTTCTGTCATTTCACATGTCCTAGTTGAATTGAAAGGCTGTCGCACGGGCTTTGAGACTTTACGTTCCTCTATTTTCGCGTACCTGTAATAAAGCATACCACCGAGACATACTCCATTGTCCTCTCGTTGCGCGTCAACGAAGTCTCCGCGTACCCCTGTGACACGCAGACGGGCGCATTCTTTGAGGGCGACCATCATATTAGGGTCACGGCATCCTGTGAGGTCTACGACCTTTACGCAGTCACCGATTTTTAATGTGTTCATTTGATATGTCCTAGTTGAATTGAAAGGCTGTCGAACAGCGAGGTTCGACTGTTGTCTGTCCGGGCAACATGAGCGAACATAAGCTGCGCAGGGTAGCCGTCGTAGCCAGCAATGCCGGAGTATTCCTCGCCATTACGACTGTCTCCGAAGAAAGCACCATTCACAACCAAAGTGTCGTTGTTGAACCGGCATACGTTATGCTTGTCGCCCATACGGAAATACGTGATGAACTCTTTTCGTTGAGCCATACGCGATGCAAGATGTTTAGATAGACCTGCCTGTGATGCTGCAACGCCCACACCGTGTTCATACAGTACCTTATGGCCGCAGATTTCATGGACATGGAACGATCCCTCTGGTATGAAGAATTGCACCTGCTTGCCCAGCCCGGAGGCATCGGAAATCATCTCAATGGATTTATACAATGGCCAAGACAAGTGCTCTTTTCCCGGCATGAACATATTGAGGCCGTGATCGTCATGATCGTGGTTGCCTGTGATCATCACAACGTCTACAGGTACGAGGAATTCTGATAACATGGAAACCAGACCCCATAACAGTTTAGCACTGTGTCGCATCTGTTCTGCTGTACCTGTGTCTGTGGCACGCGCAGAATTCGGATGCTTCTTGTCGCTCTCGATGATGTCGCCAAGTACAGCAAGCACGATCTTATTGACCGTGTATCCTTGTTCCTCGTACTTCATAATACGATCACAGACAACCTCTGTGTATTCTGCGACACGCCGGACAGCCACATCGCTATTGTAATCATCCATCAGCTTACCGATCTGCAAGTCCGAAAACAGCAGTTCGATAGTGACGCCTTTTCCATTGGCGTCTTTCGTACTGGGTAACTCTGGTCGGGGAGCTGCCTGTAGATCGTCAATCAGGTTTGCCAGACCCTGCATAAACGCATCACGTGTACCTAGAGACGCGGATAAATCCCGCGCCACTTTTCGTTCGCTGTTGTTGCTGATCTGCAGAGTACGGTTCTGCTGCGCCAGTCGGGAAACTGTTGTCTGTGCTGTAACGCCGTCATCGTTCATCTGGCTTGCCCAGTAAGCAACGTTCTGACGGGTTACACGATTGTCCGGCTCGTGCAGCTCGTTGAGATACTTAGCAGCTTCGCCAGCGTGCCCATCACAGGCATCTAGGGCGTCCTTTATCTGCTCAGTAGTGAAGTCTAGTCGTAAACCCATGTCATTCTCCGTCTTCGGGTAAATCGCTTATGTCGATGTATCGAGCGATCTCTGGTTTGAAAATTACCTCCGCACGCGGGTCGGCTGGGAAGCCTTCACGACGAAGTTTGTTCTTTGGTAGGCCCATCCAGCGAGAGTTCGTTAGTTCGGGCGAGTTTGACGATCCGATCATAAGCTGCCAATCACATGCGCCCTGCTTACCCGTTTTACTGTCCTTGAGCATACCGAGTGTTGGGAATATTTCACCGTCGCCATCATTGCTGATTTGAGATGTTGCGATACCTGCATGGCCATGATGAACACCTGTCTCACGTGCCCACTGATACATTTTTTCAAGGGCTAGATCAGTGCGCGCTTCATTACCAAAGCCGTGTATGGAGTCAATCATATCGAAGATCACGATGTCTGCATCATTCTGTTCAATGATACTTTCAACCTGACCCACATGTAGACTGTGGATGTCCTTAACACGGATTTTATGCTTGTCACCAACTACGGCAATGTAGCGGTCAAGTAGCGTTCCATCTCGCTTGTACTCTAACAGCTGTGATCGTTTTACACCCAGTGCTGCTTGATACAACCGGGGCAGAATTCTCAGTCCCGGTCCTTCGTTGTTGAGCCAAAGAATATTCCTCGACTTCGGTAACTGCGGTGCAATGTATGTAGCTTCACTCGCAAGGAGTGTGGTCTTTCCTTTGTCCGGGCGACCCGCAATGATACCAAAGTCACCAGCACGAAGACCACGCATAGAATTGCGAAGACATTTAAGCCGGAATTCATATCCGCCCTCGTCATTTTCTGCATCTAGAATATCGTTGATGTCCGTGTCAATGAACGCACTAAGCTTCACGCTTGCCTGCTTCTTGTACACATCCAGACGCTGTTGAATTGAAAATCCGATGTCACCGTTATCGCCGTCAATGTAACTGTCAACATCATTCTGGATGCTTGCCACTAGAGACTGCTTGTATATTTCAGACGTCACACTGTTGTAGGTGTCGTCATCCACATCTGCGCCAACTCGTTTTAACACGTTGATCCGCGTTGCAATCATGTCCTCCGCCATAGACGGGTTCCATTGCTTCATACGCGGTATGAATTCTTCCAGTCTAACGACTGGGTGTGAGGCGTACGTCGTGAAGTACCGTTTGAAATCTTGGAGCAACGAGACTGTGTCCTTGTCCAATACATTCTTTGGAAAATGCGCCCACAATTTTGTGAACTCTTTCCGGTGCTTCATGATACGCAAGAGGTTTAGATCAAACACTGTTCGACATACTCCTTGATCTCC